GTGTGATATCCATACTTAAGGCCAGAGGCAACTTTAACGATAGAGGATGTTGATGAATTGAAGGGTATATCTCCAAGCGCAACATCATCAATTTTAATATTATATACGTTCCCCGCAGTTATTGCACTACAAAACTCTATATCAAGGCCAGTACCAATAAATCCATACTTCATTGAGTTGGCATTGTTGGTTATAGTAAAGCCTTCGGATGTATTTTCTGTATATTGCGCATTGACGTTAGTTACAGATCTTGACGGTCCAAGTGTTCCGCCAAAAAGGGTTGAACTGCCGTCATCACCCAGGTAGTACCTATCGGTAGCGGTAGTTCCGGTTCCAAAGTCTAGTGTATTTAGTGCTCCAGAACTGAATTCTCTAACATACTTTTCTTCTGATATTGTCTCGGCGGCATGATTGGCGCTGGTGTAGTAAGATGGTGAATATTCGTTATAGCTAACTGTATGTGCTATGGTTCCGTTGCTTTTTTGATAAATAGAGACAATGCCGCCAGATCCCGAATCAACTCCATAGACGGTTTCAAAGCCCGAGTTGTATGGCAGTGAGGTACTAATGGATGTTCTTTTTGTGCCGTTGTATGAGTAAGTACCTGGATTTATTGTAATATTGGATGTACTATTTACAACCTCATATCCATGAATCTGAGAAAAGCCGGCTGTATTTTTTCTAATTCTAGTTGTGTAAAAGCCTGGGGTTAGACCGGATACCGCCTTAACAACAACGTTTCTTCTATAGCCTGCAGCAGCCGTCTGGTTGGAAGTTGCAATGAAAGAACTGGTTACGGCAATGTCGCTGCCGCCGTTGGTGGAAGCCAGCATGTCCCTAATTTGCCCGTCCGCAGATACCAATAGGTTAAGTCCAGTTCCATAAAAAGATATTTCAATAAAGTCAGTTAGGCTAGTTTGAAGTTCGACATACAACCCCTGGGGATTTCCAGATGCATATCCCTTAGTAAATTGGACTGTTGGACCGCACACTCTAACAAGATCGAATCTATCATTGATCATTTTATAGACAGGCTCGTTGTTAGGACCGGACTCTCCTCTTACTCTTGTCATATCAGAGAAGTGGAATCTCTCAATGCCTATCCTTGGTCTCAAGTCATTGGCTAGATCAACAGGCTTGGCTCTGTTTGTAATGTACGTTGCTGATGGAGCTTTTTGAAGCACTACATAAGTGTCGCTCGGGCTTCCTGTGTCTGATACAACCGGCGACGATCCGATATTGTCAATTTGGTTCTGTAGGTCTGCAATGGCTAATGCATTGGCGTTAGAGCTGTCATATGAATAGCCCTTTGTTTGCATAAACTTAAGGGTAACCGTCTGGTCTGGAGAGTCATTAAATTTATTTACAGGGAAAGTGACAACATTATTAACTACTTGGAATGCTGGATACTTATATGCCTTCCCAGCCTCAACATGCCAAACCTCTAATAGGTCAACATCTGGAGTAAAATTGAGGGTGAAAACATTAGTATTATTGGTAAGGGATAGGAACTGCTTAGTATCAACGTTCTTGACGCCTTGAACAATATGAATCTCTGGCTTGTAAAATACTGAAAATGCTGCCAAATTTCTATTAGTGGTGCTAGAAGTCACCCTAAGTCTAAGATCGAGCAATCTGCCCTGAAGGATGAAGTAGGTGTGGATTGTGCTGGCCGCTTCCGCCCAAGTGATGCCGAGATTGTAGGTCGCGGTGGTTGAGGTTGCAGCTCCGGTAAAATTGCGAACTTCAATAAAATTACCAACAAAAAAGTTATTGATGTAAGTATCTTCAGAGGCAACACATAGGTGGAACTCGCCTGGGCCAAGAACGATATTTGAGAAGTAGAAGTTAGTGTCTACTTCAGAGGTGCTAATAGAAGATGCTGCTACTATATTAGAAACGCCTACAATATCATTAACATTGGTACTGGGTAGGCCGGAGCCGTTGTCTTTGACGATCTTGCAGAGTATATTTCCGGCAGGGTTTGAGGTTCTCTTAAGTTTAACCACTGCTCTTTTGATTACATAGTCTGTATTGGCGGGAATAGTAAACTGCCTTGCAACTTGATATCTCGATGGGTCTAGGCTAAGACCGGATGTAGTAGTCGCTGTATCACTATTTAGTAATGAATATTGCTCATAACTAATTGAAATCACACGGTTAAACTTCACACCCGAGAATGCAGTCCATGATGTGCCGTTATAAAATGACTCAACGCCAACATCTGATACTGCTGATCTGTGGAATCTGAGGTTGTTTCCGCCAGTGTATGATGTCTTGTAGGCTGCATCAGTCTCAAGTACAAGGTGATAAGTTGCATTATCTGGCACAATCAAGTTAGGTATCGTAAAGGTTACGTCAGTTGCGGACGTTGGTACGGCAGCAACACTTGTCCAGTCTGAGTTATAAAGAGATGCCAGTGGCAACCCGCTCAAGTTGGAGTAAATGCCTATTCGGTAATTACCTGTTGGGGTGCCCAGCTTGCTGATCTTGATGGACACTGAATTGATTCTTACTTGAGAATCATTATTAACAGCAATAGCAAAAGAACTTGCGTATGCTGTTGTAGTACCGCCTACGTTAGTTAGAGCGGATGAGGTTGTATTGACTGCGTATGAATTAGTTGCAGGAACTTGCTCCTCAGTCTTCCACTCATAGTCGCCAGTAAAGACTTCTGAAGCCGGATCGGTTGCGGTCATTGTTACTGGATAGTAATTAAGGCCGCCGTTTCTTGACATCTCCACGGTAGCATTGGTGTCTATGGAGGTATTTTTCCAGAATAGAGCTACAGTGGCTTTATTGATGTCAGATCTTCTGGTCTCATTTTCTAGAAATGCTTCTTTATCCAGTAGTTGAATAGAGGTTATAGAACTCCCTACGTTAGGGAAGCTGACCGCATCGCCTGTGGGGGACATTGCTGCGCCGCTACCGAAGGAGGCTATCAAATCACTGCCATCTAATCCAAAAATGCTTGGAGTAGCAAGGCTGTAATTGCTTGAAACCATTTGATTTTTAATGGTTTCTAAGATATCTGTAGTGGAGTTTGATACATTTTGAGCTAGAAAAGCCCAATTGGTTGATAAGCCGTCATCATTCTTTATGAAAATCTGGCCGCCACTGCCCTGCTGTAAAAGAATTGAACCTTGTTCTGCATCAGTAGCAACAAATCTTGGGTCTTGCGTTCCCGTTAAAATCCGTGCTGTATCTCTTAGTTTTAGCTGATCCTTTAGTGTTTTTACAAAAGCACCGCTAAATAAAGTTCCTGATCCTGGCATGCTCAATCCTTTCAGTACGAAGTAGTAGGTCGAAACCTAAATGAAAGTTATTATACTATTTTACACTATGTTACGGGATTGGTCAAACAAAAACATCTCCGCTTTCTTTACAACGGAGATGCCTAAGTATTTGATTAAATAGAATTAATCAAAGAAGTTGATCATGGTCGTGGTATTTGCCACTGGATTGGCCGAGATGGCTCTTATCGAAAGTCTTACTCCCGCCTCAATTCGGATATAGTTCGGTACTTCTCCGCCTGGAGGGATTTGCAGTAATGGTACTTCCGAGCCTGGAGCTCCAGTCGCCAACTCTAATATCTCCCCTGTATCAGAGAATACTTCTACAAGGTTAGTTGTGCCACTGGTTGTGGCATAAATTTGAAAATACTGGGATGTACTCAAGGGAAGGGAAGAACCCATAGACCCGCCATTAACCGATAATTGAGCGACGTTTCCAGTCAAGTGGGCAATCCTGACCGTTCCCATTGCTTTTCTACTTCCTCTTCTTTTTCCTGAATATGCCATGAAATCACCTACTTATCTGTTTTGTTGTATTTATTAATCGTCACTGGCCATCATACCTAGAACTATAAGGACTGTCATGGGTAACATTATGTAAACTGGAGGATTAAGGGCAACCATGGTCCAAAAGGCTACAAACAATGCATAAGGCATGAGCATTAGAATAACTCCCAGCTAGATCCGTTGCATATCAATGATACGGCTTCGTAATCTTCTTCAATTCTATAGCCAGCTACCAGTCCATCGATTGTTCCATTGATTTGGATAGCCTTGCCTGTCTGAGATGCTGTACCCGCAAAATCCTTAATTATCAAAACTCTTCCTCCTACAGGAGTTGGGAGAGTGATAACCTTATTTGCTACGGATGCGGAAGTGTCTACGGAGATGAAAAAATCATTATCGGACACGGTGTAATCCGTAGAAATTTTCATGTAATTAACTACTTGGCCGCCACTTAAGGTAGTTGTATTGGTCACAGCCAAATCGCTAAAACTGGAGCCAGGTCCGCCAGTTATGGAGCCAGTTGCCAATAAATTCACAACATTAAGAGTTGCCGATCCGTTATCCCATGTGAAACTTGAAGTAAAGTCCAAGGTTGAGTCTGTGCCGCCCGGGCCTAGGCCGTCTATGCTAGTGAACGGTACCCTGGAATTGAGCATATTATATGAACTAGCTGTTGGTATGACTCCGAAGCCATCTGTTGGTGTAATAGCCGGAGCCGTTACTGAATTCTTAGTCCTGAATACCCAAGAATTTAAACCACCGTAACTACCATCACTGGCACCGAGCCTGATCGACCATGGAGCCATGAATGATCTTGGTGTGTTAACTACCGAACTTGCTGTAGATGTCGCTGTGCCGCCTGTCCAGATTCTAAGTACGGTAGGGGATATAATTTGGGCATCGCCATAAGCAGATCCAGAAGCAACTACAGTATAAGAACCTGAAATCTTACCTGCCAGTACACCGCCAATATCTTGATTTGCAGATACACCCACAACATCGCCGACATTATAACTATGAGGTAGCGTGTACGTTAAGTTTATATAGATTTGACCGTTAAATGAATTTACTTGGCTGGATTGTCTTGTATCATCAGCAACTTCGAAACCTGCACCATACCCACCATTAATTGGGAGGCCAACACCTAAAGATATCAATTTATCATCGACCAATAGGTTTGAGACGCTGATAGATGATGATGTACCATCAACAATTAAGTCACCAGGTATGTAGGTCGTGGAAGATGCCTCACCAATAACTAGAGTATGAGCTCCAAGATTGGGAATGAGATTGAAGTTTTCTGGTACGACTTGGTCAATGTAGTTAACACCGATTCTTGTATTGTGAACCCTGAGGAAGTCACCTGTTGGGTCATAAATGAGATCTGAGTCCCAAGATACCTGGCCGGCAACCGTTTCATTAAAGAATGGCACCGAGTAGGTTGGAGCATCTGCAAGTCTTACGCGAGCTCTGAGGTCTAGATCTTGGTTAATTGTTTTGCCGTATACACCAACAATAGAGCCATCAAAGAATACCAAAGTGGGTATGCCATCGATTGTTTCCATTCTTGCTAATAAGAATACATCTCGATTATCGTAATTCTTTAAGGGAGTTGCGTCTGCTGCAAGTTTCTGCCAAACATTTGTGACAACTTCTGTGTTTTCAGACGCATCAGTTGGGTCAGTAACCGAGCCGCTAACCAGGGCACCGCCTGCATCATCACTTAATTTAACCCAAAGGCTCTCACCAGCAGATAGCAGTCCAACGGCTGAGTCTATTGTGTATGTCAAAAGTGCATCAGAGTTATCGCCCGATCCTGGGGTTTCGGCCAGGTTATCTCTCTTGCGTCTCTTGATAGTTAAAATTGTGCCAGCGGCATTTGTCTTTAATTGATATCCGGCGGTTGCATCATACTGTGCAGTTTCGCTGTGAATAAGAGAAACATCAGCCGCTCCACTTCCGCCATTGACGAAGGCATCATTACGAGCTGTAACTTCTTCGCCCTCTTGCATTGTGCCATAACTTCGTAAGATGAAGTTATCATTGACTCTTCTACCGAGCCAGTATCTATTTGCGTCTTGATATACATATTCGCCAACAGTAGCATCAGCCACTAGGTCCAGATTGGAATATCTTGATCTAAAGAACTTAAGAGGTTCTGTTGAGGTTCCACCTATGATGTCTGCATGAAGCTCTAAAGCAACAACTGTGCCATCAGCTATATAGTTCTTGTCTGGATCATTGGATTCGAGGTAAGGGCTAATCGAACTACCCTTCATCTTAACTACTCGGTAGTACCTTGACGTACCTTCGGACTCTTTTCTTATGTAGTCGCCGATTGCAATTCCTGCAAAATCTCCAGCAACACCCGAAACGGTTCTAAGAGCTGAGAATGATCCATATCCAACGTTACTTGCCCATACAACACTATTGCCAGAACCTTTACTAACATCTCTCTCAAGAGAAAGGTAAATATTGCCGCCATTTACTGGAGCGGGTGAGGTAAATTTAACATCTGAATAACTTCTATGCGTGGCTGATGCGAATGTAGCGCCAAGATGCCACTCAATGATTCCGTAGTTGAATTGCCAACGTAGTAGACCGTCTTTGTAATTGCCGCCAATTAGAGGTACTGAACCTTCGCCAGCGAGCTTGAGGTCGCCTGAAAATCTCTTCCAGGTAAATGCTGATGTGGATGATGGCTGAATGCTATGGCCTGATTCACTATCAAAAAATGTCTGTGATACTGATAGGTTAGCAACTGCTGCTTGAGCTCCGCCACTTGCATACCAAATGGAAGAACCTGATATTTCAGAGATACGAGTAGTTATTGCATCAAACAGGTCTTTAAAGGTGGTAATGCCTTTGTCGTTTATTGCGCCTGTCGCGTCAGAGGATCTCCAAGGAGAAGATGCATCAGTAGTGCCTACGCCAGTTCCAGAGGCAGGTGGCTCAACTCTGGCATTAGAGAATGGGTATTTATATAAAGAATCGGGAGCTGCACCGCCTCTTCCAAGGCGGAAGAATAATGGACGCCTATCTTCCATTGCATTAATTGAGCTTGCGCCCGTAGAGGCTGTTGCTAATGGAACTGCGCCTTCAGTGAAGCCAATTGTATTAACCGCTATCTGAAGAACTATGATATTTTGCGTATCAGCAGCAGCAGTAAATTCTGTACCGCCAGCTTCCTCGCCTGTTAAAGCGAGTGGGTCCCAGAATCCCTGATTGACAGGAGAGCCGGATTGATTAAAAAAGGTTGCTTCGATGTAGATATTTGACTGGTTAGCAGGTAATTCCACAATATAATCAGCATCATCAGGCAAACCATAATACATGGAGCCATTCGGATCTTTTGGATTAAATATCTGAGAATCTGCAACTTTTATATTAATAGATAGGCCAGTTTTACCAACGACTTCAAAACCACGGACAACGAAAGCATTGGAAGTACCTGTAAATGAAGCAATTATCGACCTGAAGTCAAAGGCTGTATAACTCTCCTGAGCCAAGGCATGGTGAGTATCGTATCTCATTTGACCTAAGAGGTTTACCCTTGCTAAAACAGCCATATGTCATAACCTACTATTAAAATTAAGAATTAACTTCAGCATCAATTTTATCACTCGACGCCACTTTAATCAAATACCGTCACACCACTATCATTGTATCTCAAGTCGGGTTTAATTACCTCTTTTTCTACAAAAATTCCTGCGGCAACCAGAAGTTCTATCAAAAGGAACATGGTCTCCCTTGCGGACACGGTTCCGGTTAGGTAGGTAGGAAAGTCGTCCCCATCTATCCCTGGGCTGAATGGCAGAGCCTTGTGTATGAGCTGGACTTGGGTGCCGATATTATGAGTATTCTTGAATTTATACGCAGGGTCTATAAGTATCTGATTATTACCAGGATTTTTGATTACTGCATAATAATTGATAGGTCCTTCAAACGAGTTAGATCCAAAGCCTAGGACTATTGAACCGGACTGTGGCAGTTCATCGCCCTCTGTTGTTTGGGTTTGGGCTATTTCTATAAATGGAATGTTATCGCCCTTGAATATCTTCTTTGAAGACTTGACAATATACTTGGAGACTGTAACTTTAGTGGCCTCGCCGCTTGGATCGTACATGTAACTATTTGTAAATGCTGGATTTTGTGGCTTAGTATATCCATAGATAAGAGCTTTAAGTCCTTCAAGGACGACTTTTTTGTTATGAGTTATGGTTTTATCAAGGTATTGGGTGATAGCATTACCGCCAAATTCACCGGATCTCTTGCCTGTTGCTGCACTAATGATTAAGCCAAATGGGCCAATACCGTAACCAGTTGATATCTTAACAATATTGCTACTAACATCAACAACTGTCATTTTCTGATATCTTAATATACCGGCAACATAAGGATTGGCATCAATTCCACCCACAACGTCCAACTTACATGACATCCCCGCAATGAGTCCAGAGGCTATTGCTGCGGATGCATTAGGGAATTCGAGGTAAAAATCCGAACCATCCAATTGAGTCGTAGAGAATTGCTTAAGATCAGCAGGTCCCCATGAAAATCCGCTGAAGGTCTTGGTAGTTCCATCGGGGTTAAATATTCTAAACTTGAGAGTCTTGGAATCATCGACGCTATAGACATATAGAGGTCTGTTAAGGTCAGTAGTGACTATATTCCCTGCGCCCGTTGCTCCAGCCATGGTGAAGCTCCAAGGGAACTTGAGGCCATGGTCGTATGTAAAGGATAGTTTGTACTCGGCTGAATCAACTTCACCATAAATGGGATTGTTTATGCCTGTAATGGATGGTGTCGTAAATGGCAACACAGCATATTCCGGATCGCCAGAGGCCACGGTATAGGTAGGCTCAGTGTCATTAAGGTTAACTGAGGTAGTCTTGTAAGACTTCTCTCTAAAATTAAATCTCGAAGTGTCACTGACCAGTCTAAACCAATTGTCACCATCGGGCTTTTGAATACCCGTTCCTAGACGTACTTGGATGCTTGTCCTAGAGAAATCAACAACTTCTAATGGAGCACCCCGAAGGTGCATTGCTCCTACAAGGAATCTTCTGGCTAATGGAGGAATGGCTGGCACTGTAACTGTTAGGGTATTAACATCACTTTCAGATACTAGGGCAAACTCGTCTCGGTCGTATATGGTGCTTCTGCGTCCATCAGTAAAGACTATTGAGTTATCACTGGGCAAGCTGACCGACGCCGATAGAGTACTAAAGGCTCCGTTCTTTATAATGAAATAGTCATACCCAGAGTCAACAATCTCATAAGAGCCATTGAGCAGGCTCAATGGATATGCGCCATCAGTCAATCCTCGAATGGTTACAATATCATTCCTTTTGACTTTATAGAACAGTGGGTTATAGCCTACTCCATCCCATGTGACTCTTAGCTCATCTGTGTATGGAGAGGTTTTTGTCAGCGTTAATGCAGTGCCAGCCTGATTTTTTGTTTCTATAACTAACGGAAACTTAAGAAGATTTTGGAGTGTGCCGCCAGCTATGCGAATATTAGCAGAGGTTCCGCCAGCAGCCGAGGTTACTCTTAGAAAGTTCCTTGCACTTGTCCTGTCAATAGGTGTATCGGCCAATACTTCGTTTTGCGAAGAGTTGATGATTGCAGCAATCTCGGCAGCCGATACATTATTAAGATCATTAACTTGATTGGCGGTTATGGATACCTGAACACGGCCAGACTGAGTTTCTATGATAAGACTGTCACCGTCAAGTAACTGATAAGGGTCCGTAATGGATGAGACTAGGTTAGGTCTTACCCTTTCAGATAGATAGAATGCCCTTACAATTTCTTCAATTGTTTGGCGCACTTGCTTTGGATCGGCAACCATAATAGGTACAAGTGTTCTGTAAGCTCTGATGTCAAGGCCGCTGCTCGACGGCATAACAAACCCGGACTGTTCTCCAAGTTGGATCAAATACCTTCCCTGGGCACTTGAAAGGAATAGTTGATCAATGCAAGCCCTGACTAATTGCTCCAGTCTTTCATTCGAACCGTTTATGCCTTGAATCAGACGCCCAAGGAAAAGCTCGTCCGAGACTCTATAGTTGCTCGGAAGAAACTTTAAAACATTTGAATTTGGACTAGAGTTAAGATCAGTCATGTCATCCCACGTTTTTGCCAATATTATCCAACGCTTACATCTTTTTCGATGCTTATTACAAAGCATTTTTCAATCTCGCTGACCACAATTCGATCATCTGTGGCAGGAGGTCTAGTGCTCAATATACTCACACTGAATACGCCAGGCAAGCCCTGAATTACACGAATGAGTTCAGATATAACAACCGGCTTACCAACACCGAGACTATTCACATATCTCTCGGCAGTAGCCTTAACGAGGTCAGTAATGCTATTCAGTGTTACACCATCTTTTGGCCGAATTTGCAAATCAAGTTGAATCGACTTAATCAATGGAGGAAGTACCTCAATGACAGTTCCGGCAGCTTTTACGCCTGGGAATAGTGATGTATTGGTTGGCAATCCATCAATGATTCTATGAGCTTGCTGAATAGATCCGCTGAAAATCTTATATCCATCAATCCCTGTAGCAGTTGCATCGCTGAAATTTAACTTATAGGGAGCTGATATAACCGTGCCGAAAGTCCCAGTCATTTTGGATGTAAATCTCTTAGGTCTTAGGTACAGTTCTGATTCTTCTGTATTGATTGGGTTGATGCCATGTCCAGCAATTACTCTAAAGCCAGAGTAAGGCTCGCCTTCAGTAAAGCCAATGCTTGAGTCATTATTGCCGATAGCAAATGAATCCACATCTGCGCCGTTAGTATCTTTGATAGATAAGGGTGCATTAGGTAGAGTTATATCAATATATGGGCAAATCTTAGAGTAATCCAGTACGCCATCAGATGAGTCATGTGGTAAAGAATATCCAGTATAATTAAGAGCTTGATATCCAATGCCAGTTATAGCCCATGAGCCAAACATTGTATTGGGGAACCACTGACCTGAGTTTGAAGGGGATGAAATACGGAATAGATCACCAATCTTAACGGTTTCTGCGTCAAAAATTCTAACTGGACGGTCAATTCCATCATTAAGAGGGCCAACTCTCCACTTTCTGTCACCAATTCCACCATTAGTGAATGAATCCTGATCAATAACTTCGTCTTTGCCGCCCTTTGCATTATGGAAAATGATGTGGTTTCTTCCATTATGAGCTAACAATCTGAATGTGCCCTGATTGGACGCATCGAATCCGTTACCGAGAGTGATAAAGTCATCAGAACTTACTGATAAATTGTCAAGAAGCATGTCATCTGTGGCTTCTGTGGCTGAATTCTGCACCCACAAAGACATAAATCCATTTCCTAAGGTCTTGAGAAGTATGTACATTTCGCCGTTATTAATCAATTGATCGAATTTTGCACCTTCTTTATGGTTCGTTCGAATATTCTTCTCGTTATGGATAGCAGGCATGAATGTAACATCAGTTGCAGTTGAAGGAACAGTCGTCCCAAATGAGACAATGTTTGGCGCAAGTATAGTAATGGTCTGTGCATCAGTCACATGAACAACTGGGTATCCAATATATTCAGGTAGAGCTGAAGGTGTTACGCCTCCGGATGGCAGAGACTTGCATCTAACATCGACTGGGAAGTTGGAGTCTGGGCGAACATACATAAGATCGCCAACACGAGCTGACAACTCAGATCCACCACCGGCCGTAACAACCTGGACAAGGCCGCCACCCAAATTGGTTAGGGTAACGCCTGTAGATCCGGTTAGAGGTTCCGCTCCAAGTCCACTTCTATAGAATATTACCCTGGCACTATTAGCGCCAAGTCTAATGTACTTGACTTCATTTGTTGGTCTGAAGAATGTATTAACGTCCACACTATTGGCACTGGTAATACTTGCGCCAGTGGGTACAGTTCTGTAAGGTCTGTTGATTTCTGACCTAATCGTATTCTGAATCTTGAGAAGAGAATCTCTTACAAGAGGCTTGGCATCTGCGCTAAGTACCCTAATCTTAATGGCATCTTGATCTTCTGATCCGTTACCTATAACGCCTGTTGCAACTTTGTTTGCAGATACGCCCGTAATCTTGACGGCTCCATCTTCTCCGTCTGCTTTGGATGATATCTGGAACTGGCTGTCTGAGTTGATCTTTTCTATGCTTGCTAAAAGATTTAGAGATGATGCTGCATTGAAGTTGATCCATCTTGCTAAGGTGCTTGTATTGGTGGGTACAATCATAACTTCTTCGTTAATTGGATTGTACGCAGTACCGGAAGCTTCTGTAATTGTTGGATAAATTGAATCATCACTTTGAACAGTGGCTTTAACGTTATTGCTTGATAGGACGGAAGAGTCGTACAAGAATATACCCGCAGATCCCGCAAACTTAGCCTTAAAGGATGTTGCCAGGAAAGCCTTGTTGAGGTCTGAACCGGAGAACAATGATGCTGGCGGATTGGTTAGGAATGTTGGGCCAGAAACATAATAAGTGGTCAGTCCGGTTCCAATGGCTTCCGCAACCACGATTGGGTTGTCTGGAAGGTAATCATTAAGAGCATCCCTGACATCATTGAATGTCGTATCGGTTACTCCCCATGATCTGACTTGATACTGGGCTGCACTGAAGATGGCAAAAGGAGTTATTCCACCATTGCCTGGAGACTTGGCAACAACTACCCCGCCATTGACGGTAGTGAGAGCTCCAGTTCCGTTTGAGGTTGCTGATGCAGTTGCTAAGTAGCTGTAAGTATTGGCATTAATATATGTTATCGGTGCATCAGATACGGACAAGTTGGCAGGAGTTATTCCACCTATCGTAATGCCCGTGGTTACAGATACTAGGTCGCCACTAGTTCTGCCATGTCCAGTAGAGGTTACAGTAACTACGTTTGATCCGTTTGTTACACTGGCTGTTGCACTTACTTCAGACGAGAAGCTTGCAGAGGTAATTGGGTAACTGCCAGAAAGTGGGCCGCCTTTGATATTAAGGACGTTTCCTACTTGGTATTCATTGCCTGTATTGAAAGAACCGGCAGTCAATCTAAGGTCATATAGAGTGCCCGACACTGATGTAGCTACTTTGTAATTACCGGAGAATAGGGTTGAATTTGGTATTAATGAGCCTGACGGAAGAACTGCAATAATGGTAGTTCTTGTGTAATCATCCATATCATTGGTGTGCTTGACTTGAACACTTGCAATGTCAGATTCTTCTGGCAATTGAATAGCAAAATTGAATCTAGCAGGAGCTCCAAAGAAATGGGATCTAACTACTAAGGCTCGGTCGGATAAATCTTCTCGGTACAAGGCTACTGCTCTTGTTAGAAGTTTGAAATCCTGGAAGTCAAAATCTTTGTACACGGAATCAGTGGCGAAGAATGCTTTGTCGCCATCTTCCGGATCTTTAAGTCTTAATGAAATAACCTGACCCTTGCCATTTCCGGTAATGGCATCAATATCTTGTATTTTCGCTAACTTAAATAGGTTTATGGCAACAGTCTTGTCAGATGGATTGAGATCCATTTCCGCAACTAATTTGTCATAATTGTTAAGAGGAAGATCTTGCATACGAAGGCTGAAGTTACCGTAAGCGTCTAAAGTATCGGGAGATGACTGCTCGGCATCGGATGTAGCGAGAGGCTTGACTGCATCCTTGCCACGAAGAATGCCGGTAAATGGAGCCGTTGTTTGGTTATTGTATACTCGGGCTACAAGTCCATACTGACGTCCTGATATCCAAACCGACTCAAAGCCAACTGGATAATCAGTCACATAAGCAGTGGGAGATTCTATTGCAGGGTTAGTGGCTGTATTAAGAATATTGATCTGATCTTTGTCAATTTTCATATAAGTTCTAGTAGGATAGCCCGCAACCTGACTTGTTGGTAGTTCTATGTCATTAACTACCAGGAAGCCAGCTCCGGTATGTCCTGATGCAGAATTGGCTGTATGAGCCTGAATGCTACCAGCCACCTGAGGCTTGCTAAACAGGATTGATGCATTGCCGATTACCGCTAGGATGCCAACCGTTCCGCTATTGTAGTTATTTGATCTGATTACTACTTTCTTAGGACTGACCTTTTGAAGACTGCCTGATGATATCTGGCTGTTAACTATTGTAACCAAATTATCTGCGGTCAGAGTAGATGCAGCAGTCAAATCAACTATTTGAGGTATCACACTTGATTTAAAGATGTGCACCATATTGTTGGTTATGTACTGAGGGATTGTAAGAAGAGGTGCCCAAGCCGCAAGTTGCGGGGATGACAGCTCGATTTCAACCCAAGAATCAGTAAGATAGGTTACTGTAGTCAAGGTTCCAATAGAGGGGCCTGCTGATGTTGCTGCTGCCGCTGCCCTGTACTTGTAAGTATTTGCATTTATTACTTCAATTGGCGCGTTATTTACAGCTAGATTTGCCGCAAGTATGCCGCCAGTATTGGCAATTGCAGTTGTGTTTATGAATGCACCGGACGAGAATCCATGTGAAGGTTGAGTAACGGTCACAATTGCGTACCCAATATGTGAGCTAATCGTACCAACTGCATCCGAAGTTGCTGCGGCTGCGGCCGTGTATAGATAGTTATTGCTGTCTAGAACAGTTACGGCCACGTTGGTTACTGATAGGTTTGCACCAGAAATACCACCAACGGCGGTGACTGTAACAGGAGATACGAGATCACCAGTCTTTAGGCCGTGCGCGTTATGGGTAACTCTGACGGCCGAGCTGCCTCTTGAGGTTCCAATTGCAGGAGTAGCAACACCACCGACGGACATAACAATAGTGCTATATACTTGATTTGATGCGAATTTTTGATTACCGGATGCTTTAATTCGGTAAATACTCTCCACTGCCGATGACCATGTTGGAACAGATGCAAGGTCTTTAACCAGGTATAGGTAATCGCCCGCCTTTGCATTAAGAAGAACGTCAACGACATTTGCCGTTAATCGAACTATATTGGATGCGCCGGATGGGTTAGGGATTGTGGGAGTTAATGCAGATGCGGCTGGAACGCTGACGCTTCTTACGATGAAGTCGCCGTCGAAACCAACCACAAACCTAGCATTACCGATTGTTCCCGGAACGGCTGCTGTTGGGAACAGGCCGGTATTGGCTTCATTTGATGTAATGAACGCTCTAGTGGATCTACTTCCAATCTCAACTGTAGAGCCGGCTGCTGGCTTGGTAGTGAAGTTAATTTCACCTGTTGCTCTATTGAATTTGAAATTCTTTGAATATCCAACATCTTTGAGCTTTCCGCCATCGGCTGCTGGAACCCACATTCTCGAGTTTCCAATCCAAGGAGCCGGAGTGCCATCAGCACGAGTTTCGACAATCTCCAAAGTTCCGGTAGATGAAAATGTCTGGAATGTAGTCCATATAATTCTTTGGCCGGCTACTGTGAATTTAACTCCAGCGATTTTCCTAGAGAATACCGTCGCCCACTGAATTACCGTTGCAGTATCAATGGTTGCACTAAACTCAGCAAAATCAGAGTCTTGGATAGTAATTGTTTGTGCGACGCCATCTACTTTGACAATAATATCTTGTAAATGAGCGGCATCTAAAGTCCACAGGTTTCTAGGACGAGTTTCTAGAGTTGCGGTTTTACCTCTAAATGATTGAAGGACAGAGTCTTTATAAAGATAGATTGGGCGAATGTCTGAAATTGGCAATCCGAGAATGGCCTGTAAGTCAGATGATTCAATCTTGAGAAGCTCGGCTTCTCCAGATAGATCGATAAGAACCAATCTTGCGCCTTCATCTAGTGTACGGAACCCAATGATATTAGACTGAGAGTTAAGATCTCTTGCTAATTCATAAGCCGTAGCAGAATTTAGGTTTCTGTAATTGCTTGGTGTTATGTAGTAAGTCTCTGTAATCTCATCGATTCTTACAGTTATGGACTGACCATTGACAATAGCAAATGGGCCAAAATTGGAACCTACTGCTGTTGCGGGAGTGACTGGATACTGGGCTGCGCGGAATCTACTCTCTTGGCCTGAAGCGGACTGCAATAGAAGCTCGTAGGGCTGGCCATCGAAAGACGGCTCAAGTCCTGTGCCATCATCGATATAAACTCTTGCGGAATCACCTGGCTCGACTGGCTCTAAAACAATACTGGATTGGATCGATCTACCGCTTACTGGATCTGTGGCACCTTGGATAGCAGCGGCAATTGCTGTTACTGTACCCCTGGAGAGGGTTGCTGGGTAGTTTTTAATTCTGATGCGAAGGTCTTCGTCATTCTCGGCAGATTTACCACTGATGAATGAGGTCTTGTTGGTTACGGTAGCGCCGCCGAATGGTGAGGTGCTAAATTCTGTAATACTTCCGGCGAGTGCATTTCCTATTTCACCAAACTGAAGACAGGCAACTTGGACAGTACCTTCTGCCTCGCCATCTGGAATAGTAATTTGGCCAGTTGTTGAGAACTGGATGGATGTAGATCCGCTATTGGCCGGAACTTGAACGATAGTGCCGGCTGGAACCACACGATCCCCGCCCTGAGCCAATACAACCAGGTCGCTGAGAAGGTGAGACTTGGTTAAAGGAGCATCTAAGGTCATTTCCCAGAAAGAGCCATTATTAACAAGAGATGAATATGGGATTGGCCCTTCAAATCGATCAACTGTCCCTCTGGCGATATATACTGATCCAGTTGGGGATAGTAATTCTGCGTTTTCTAAATATAACTTGAGGCTGCCTGCGAATGGAGCTGGCTTACCTGCATATTGCTTTGATGCTATCTTATTGAAATCACTACCGATTGTTACTGAATTGATGGCTTGAGCTGATGGTTTTCTGCCTATGCCACCGCTTCCATTAGGTAATTTAATTGAAACGGCCTTCTTATCTAGTTCAACCCCTACAAGGGATTCTAGGTTAGAGCTTTCAAGTATCTTTAGGGCAGATACGGATATTTGATAATGAGACTCGGCAATACCCTCGAGTATTGTTCCGAGAGAAGATCCTGGCGCAACGTCATTATAGTCAGTATCAATAGAAACTGCTCGTATTAAGTCAGCCAATATTTGCGCGGGGGATCGTAATTCTACTTGAATTGCCATCTAAGTACCTCAAAGCGTTACCACCTATTTTATCAACTAGCATGGCAATAAGCAACGTTTTTTAACTTATAAAACTCAACGGGATAGGTTGGTTTGCTCCGGCAATAAAAACCAATAAAGACAGGGACATAGAAGTTCCGGTCGCAGATATCTTGGATATTTGCACATCCGTAAACCTCTGATCTCGCAATAGAGTACTTCTCAGAAGGTCGCCGAACACAAGAACCTCATCCGTCGTTCCGAAATAAGCCGATCCAATGTTGGTATTAACCCCATAGGTGGGATGGAAGGGGAGCTCCCCTCGAACAGTCCTTAGGGCATAAAGGACAGATTGTCTAACGTTTGCCATACCATACGCCATTTTGAAGTTACCATTGGCGTCAACAACAAAGTCGTTTGTCTTTTCATCCCTGGCTATATCAACACCGAATTCTAATAATGCCTTGTCTAACTGTCTTAGGACGCCGCTTCTTGGGGTTAGAGTGTTGGGATTCAAAGGAGACTCATCATCAGATGGGATCTTAACGTAGACACCTTGCCTTGTAGTTCCTGGCAAGAAGATTCTAATATAGGCTTCGTGAGCTGTAATGAATTTGTTAAGATCTTGCTTACCCGATAGAAAAAGGACAATAGTACCGTCTTCATTCTGGATTGTACGTTCAATTACCCTGGTTTCTTCCCTGAATTTATAAGAACCAATGCCAACGGATGCGCCTACAGGAATATCATCCCTTCTGGTGTCCGAGATAATACAGTTATTTACAGCGGCCGGAGCTAGAAGTTTAAACTTTTCGCCAGTAAAGTCTACATAAGGAGGCTTGAAATTATTAATAGTTACAAGCTCATACCATCTTCTTCGAGATCCTAGATATAACTCGGCCATATGCTCGAGAGATATCTCAAAGGGAACTGTCGTGAAAGACCTATAGGAGTCTTTAAAGGCTACTTCCGATCCTGCCTCAATATTCTGATTGGATATGGCTAAGAGATTGGGAGCCTTCTTTTGGCTAGACTGTAGATCAAAGACAATCCCTTGGATTATTTTTATTAGATCTAAATAGTCTTTAATTTCAGCCATATCGGCTATGGTTGCATTCTTTCTCTTGGGATTAACAGACTTTTTATAGTAAGCTGCGGCAACGGGATCACCAAGTCCAATTTGCTCGGATAGAGTGGACATGGCTAATTTCATAAATGAGATCATACCCCTAAAGTCATCAAGATTAAGATCGCTAATCCTGTCAATCTCTTTATTAAAGAGTATAGTTTCATCCGGAGTTAGCGAGAGAGTCTCAATGGAGATAGTTTCTAAGAAAGGGTAGAATTTTTCATAGTTTGTGGAATTAGACAACTCATTGTTTTTATTACCTAAAATGTAACTCTGAACAGCTCTGTCAAAGTCGGTTAGTGTAGATAATAAGACCGAGTCTCCATTGCTGAAAGTTAAAAATTGCTGATAGAGTTGCTGCCAGTTATCTACCATCCATGGATATCTATAGACGGCAATAGGCTGAACTGTCGCAAGGCTTAGAGGTGAACCCGTGCGAAGAGATATATAAGCGTAAACGTCTACATATATCTCAAATGCGCTGGTATACTTCTTAGCCATTACTTACCTTTTTTATTAAAACCCATCTTGCCCATGAGACTTAAAGCTCCGAGACCAATGGTATTAACAGACTTTAAATCACCGCCGGCTGCAAATCTATTAAATTCTGCATCTTTTGACATCTGTGCACTTACGGTCTGGAGGCTCCAGCACTTAAGAACTAGATTATATCTCCAGAGATGAGGGGACTGTGCTGACTTTTGGATTGAGAAGTCCTGGATAATACAATTCCATTGCTGATTGGTCTTGAACATACGGAATACCAGTTTGTACTTCTTTGGATTCTTATGCTTAAGGCTATTGTACATATCAATAAACTTTGACAATTCTTGTATCTCAGTGAAACCATTGCTTTTTTCTGACACGGCACTACCAGAATATGGTATGGATGGCATCGTCACGGCACCAGCGATATCAACGGCATTACCTATACCACCGGCAATATTACCTTCCTTAAATGACTCGGCAGCGGATAAGGCAGAATCAAGAGCTCCGCCTATCTTGGATATGGTCTTGTTTAATTGACCTGTAATCCCCGCCAAGAGGCCGGTTGTTGATATGGTATCCCTAAACTGTTTTGCAACAGACCTTCTATCAATTGTGTCGCCATTCATTGCCCTGCTGGGTGCAATTCCCGTGGTTCCCTGCATACTTATCATCCAAAGGACGTTATCTGACGTTTCCTCGACCACACCACCTAGCGTAGGAGTTGCTTGGGAAGCAATAAGAGGCTTGATCATTAGGCTTTGTGGGGGAATAGGCAATGTGTAATATTTTGTTTCGGCAGTATCTTCACTTGGGCCGTCCGCATTCTTTTGACCAGTAAAAAGATTAGCCAATGTCTTAGCAGCACCCTTGATTTTGTCTATAGCAGAATTATTGGATTTACCCGGCTCAGAATCCTTGCCGTTTGCTAGTATAACAAATTGATAACCAAAGACTTTATACCAGTCTTGACCAACAATGCGAAACTTCTCGGCTTCAGAGGATGCGTCCTTCTTGCCATTGGCGAAATCCCTGGCCTTGTCTTGTACGGCACCCATCGCATTTGCTAATGTTGGAGGAATTGGAGGGAATCCCATTTAAGTCCTTAATTTCTATTAATAAAACTTATTTAACCCTATTTTATAATATGGTGCCGCCTGCTGCTGCGCCCAATGAGATAGATCCACCGCCTCCGGGACAAAGTCCAGATACTAAGGGGAGAGCTACAACTGCATTATTCATTATATGATTGACTATTTCGGTTGACATTTGGAGCACTTGCGGGGAAACGGTTGATTGATTAATGCCAGAGGCAATTGCGCTGGCTAACCCAGATCCAGATAATCCAACAATTTTACCGCCCACTCCAGCTCCTATCAGAGGGCCAGGTGCGCTTGCGGGTGGGGGAGTGTTGGCACAAACCCCTGTAATATTACCAGAATCAAACTTTACGGTTCCGGTCATAATATGGGTTGATATGGCATTGGCTAGGCCGGCTATCTGGGATGTATTGTGACCAAAGGTTGCAATAAAGGCAGTTGCCAAGGCTGACGAAACCAGGGTAATGGTTCCATTCGAGCCTGCACCATTGCTGAGCGGGCCGCCTGATGGAGGTGCCGTTCCGGTTATGGTACCTGGAGCAAAGGCTACAGTACCCGATTTAATATGAGTTACAATATCGGTTGCCATATTTATATTCTTGGTCGATGTTGGCTGTGACCCAAACCCGAGACCGTTCTTTATGGCTGTAGCTAATGCGGTTGCATTAAGAGCCATTAGATGCCTCCCTTGATAGTTCCTAGGGAGGTTTTAATTGCTGCAACCTGCGTTTGAACTGCTGCATATGAAGCTGCATTGAGCGGCGGAGCCGACGGATATCCAAGATTGCTTAAATGTGTTTCTTGCGCCATTGCGGACAATAATGTATCCATTTGCTTCAATAATTTATCAAAAAGATCCAATAACTCTGCACTTGAGCCGCCAATGCCTACTTTACCCTTACTTAATTTAAGTGTAGCTCCCGAACCTTTGATAGTCACACTCCCAGAGGAGGTTACTTCCCAGTTACCGCCTATCGTAACCTTGTCATCACCCTTAACCTTGACTTCGCTATTACCTAAAATCTCATGGCTGTGGTTTCCACCAGTTTTATCAGTACGCTTACCTTTTGAGTTTATCTGGGTGTCTTTACGGGAACTTACAATTGCTGTTTGTTTTTTGCCATCAATTGAAAAGAAGTCAGCTTTCGCCGCCTCATCCCCAGGATCTCCCACTGACGGTAAAGTTCCACCAACTTTATCTGTAGACTTAATATTATTGTTGCTAATGTGGATTCTTTTCTTTTTGCGATCAATTTCAATTATCTGACCTTCAGAGTCACGAACACGGAATGTACCCTCTTTTAGGAATTCCAGAACAGTTCTCTCTTCTTCTTGCTTGGGGAATTCAACTGCATCACTCTTGGGTTCAGAGGCAGTAGTACTAGACTTGGCAGACAACCCGCCACCGGCTGAGGACTTTACTCCTGCTCCAGGCTTGGATTTGATCTTGGGCAAACCCTTGTGCATAAGAGTAAATTGACCGTCTTTGTCTACAGTAAATCTCATGCCATTGTATTGAAAAATTGCTTGCGGCTTAACATCGGAATGCTTTTCTCCGCCAAATTCATCAATTTGATTAGGATGTTGTGCATTGCCTATAATAACTGGCCTAGACATATCACCATTAATAAACGCTATATAGACCCTATCGCCAACTCTGGCATTATTCTTATCACTAGAATTAGTCAATCCAGTGCCGCCAGATCCTTTCCCTAAAGCTCCGGCAATACCTGATCCTCCTTCTAAATTATCCTTAGAGGACTTGTGCCTAATTTGCATATAATCGGCTATGCCACCAAATATAGTGGACTCTACACAATTTGGAACAAGAATTTCACCACCATTTCGCATAATTACTCTACACACATACCTGACCTGCTTAATTTTTTTAGCAGAATCCTTAGCATAATCATGGACTTCCATGATTTCACCTTCCATTAGGTATGGCATATGAGTGTAATTTGAATCTGGTGTAAACATCTAATTTATCCTATGATAACATGCCGCTAAATTTAGACTTTATAGAATTTACAGCATTTTGACCTTTGCTCAGAAGCCCGTCCTTCAAATTATCAGGACCTTTCCCTGGTTCTGGCGAGGTATCCTCATTCAAATAACTGAATGATTCTGGATTAATAAACTCTAATGATGCCTTATTACCATCAGGAGCTACCACAACTCTTGATAATTGAACTTGAGTTTCGGTTATATAAGTTCCGTTACCGTCAACTACAACACTAGCACTAATTGTTTCAATATGTCCAACTAAAACAAAATTACCGATCTGAAATTGAGCGTTAAATCCACAGGTAAGAGAGAAATTGTCGTCTCTGAGAATTAGGGTTGCGGAACCCATTCGATAATCATAGGAATGCCACGATTGAGCAATCAACTTCATCTTATCTACCCATTTAACAAACTCGAATTTTTCAGTAATATTAATGGTATCCCCCGAAATTGCACCTTTTGCTTGGTCAATCTTGGAGGTAACATTATCAAGAGCTCCCTTTAAATTCTTGCCTACATCCAATGTGCCTCCAACGACGCCACCCACAGCGCCTCCGCCGGTTTGCGCAGGGTTGCCTCCATTGTGGCCAAGAAAGTTGGATTCTATCGAGAATTCATAGCCACCGAAACGGTTCATTTCAGGTCTAAGCTGTATAGCTCCTCTGAATCTTGATACCGCTTCAGCCTGATTGGCGTTGCCGTCCATTTCATGAAAATCAACCCTGATATAGTTAGGGCTATTAATCATGGTATTTGAGATGGAAAACCTGGATATATTGGCTGACGGTATATTGATTCTTGGCAAATTGTCGTACTTTGAGAATGAGCTAGTCTTTTGAACCGCATCTGGATCGGTCAAGGTTAATACATTTTTCTCAACAGTTTTCATTGAAAATGGCTTGTCCCTCATCATCATTACTGGACGGGCACCAATAATACCATTATCACCCGCCTCATGGACAAAATCTGTGTAAAATTCATTTAATGACGGATCACAATAAGACTGGAGAAGCTGCCATGCTGATGCGCCTGCTTGCAATATATATACCGCTCCAAGGACTGATGGTCTGTCGGATGGACTTCTATTGAAATTTTTCTGAAAATCATCTAAGGTCATGGAACTCTTACTAAAAACGCCATTCCAAGACCCATCATTAAGCATCGGCTTTGTTTGGACTCCTATAATGGTCTTCATGAACCCACTCGTAAAGGCTGCATTGGGCTTTGCACTAATACCCAAACGATTAAGCAGGCTTTGTGGAACTGAGGGCATCTTGACTGCCACCTCATAAAACTTTTCAAAAGCCTTGGTATCTATACCATTCGGCTTATCATTTTGTTGAAGAGCTCCAATTACCGTTAGAACAAGAGCCGCTGTCTGAAATGGGTTAAATGACTGTTTAATTAATTCAGTAATAACGCCAGGTTTGACTTCATCTTTTGTTGCAGCCTCTATTTTGGCAAAACCGTCTTTAAATTGGGCTGCTAGGGCTAGTGAGTCCAATCTGACCGGGATAGTTAGTGCATGAGACCATTCACGAGCTTGATACACGGTTGATCTAGAAATTAAACCCGTCTCTGCTTCTGTATTGTATGTTGTGCTTACGGTAGTTATCTGTCCGATAAACCTTGGTTTACTTGTCTCTGCAAAACCTCTTCCTTTAAGTTTTCCTTCCGTAAGTTTCTGATAAGAACTTATAACTATCCATGTACCGACTACAGCTTCCTTGGGAGGACTTCCGACTATAGTAAATGTGCTTTTGGCATCTGGAGTCCCCTTGCCTCTTACAAAGTTCATTTGCTTGATGCCTTTGGCTATCTTAACTCCCGGGGAAGCACCTTTTTTGCCGAAATCGTCATTGGATGGGTACGTCTCATGAAATGGGAATAATTCTACTTCCCACTTGAGAGATGTCGTACTGTTTCCATTACGCGGAGCTGCCATGCTACCTACTTCTTATTAAGTTGTCTTCTGATTTCCTCAGCCCGTGCATCAAATGTCTGTATGTCAGTTAAATTCGTTACATAAACTTGCTGAATGTTACTATTCTGCATTGCGGCAGCATAGTTCGTGTTTCTGATTATATCCATTCTGCTTAGATTTTTCAACTCTTTATCTGCTTCATTCTTGAACTCGGCGGTGCCGTTATTGTATGCATCCTCGGTTATTGCCTTACCAGCCAATTTACCGCTTTGAATTACCGAGGTCTGACCACCCATTTCAAGCGACTTAAAGTACAGGTCTCTTTCTTCCTTCGTGACCGCTCCATTAACCCCTTTGGTGCCACCGCCAAACTTGTCATTTACCAAGGCTCCAGCCGTCAGGCTATCAAGGAATGCCTGTCTCTGCTGCTTTGCGACGTCAGTGAATGGGGAGTTTTGAACCTTTTTGTTTAATAAATTCTTTACATTGATATTATTTGGGTTTTTTTCCTTCACTATCTCATTAAATGCTACAACTCCACCCTCAGCCTCAACTCCGGTCATTGTAGCTCCGGTCTCCATTGCAAAGCCTTGATATTTTTCCAGATATTCCTGAAGTGCCTTCTTGCCCTTTGGAGACTTATCTTTGGACAACTCAGATACCTTACTGGACACTTCATCCATATCCATGCCGGTCTTATTTCTGAAAGCGGCTTTAAATAACTCATTTTTCTCAGATCTGGCAAAAGTTAACGTTTTTGCCAACTCTTCCTTGCTTTTACCGCTAACTGACAGCATAGCTTTGACATTTCGGCTAGTTACGTTACCTGACTTGAGTTGTTCTATGGCATCAGTTAATTCCAAATTACTCATTCCAGAGGCTAATGCACCACCCTGTCCAAGTCCCATACCCTGATTGTATAAGGCTGACATCCCGAGTATGCCTTGGGTGTTAGTAACTTGTTTAGTATAATTTGTGTAATTAGCAATACCTGTTGCAGCAAGTCTCATGGACTTCTCATCAGCAACGCCGCCTATCCCAAGTCCCGCTGAAGCTTCCCTTAAAGTTCCAGCCACTACGCCAACATTTGATACATTGGCTTGCTCAGATAATCCAATTACTGTTTGAGCAAACTGCTGCGATGTTCGAGACTTATCGAAACCAGAGGCTACTGCATTTGCTAGTACGGTTTCTAGTTTGCCAGTATTGTCCTGACCGCCTGTAGCCCTATTAAGACCGGCCATGTTATTTATCATGGAGCCAAAGTCACCTAAGCCGGATCTGCCCAATTGAGTAAGTCTTTCAGTTTGACCTTCAGAGGCAACTCCCGATCCGCCAAGTACGTTTGTAACCTGATCTCTGTTACGGTTAAATTCAGATAAAGACATCTCAAGTCTTGCGTGAGTGGACATCTTACCTTGGGTTGCCTGAGTTTCATTGCTCTTATCGGCATTAGCCTTCATGGCATTCATATTGGCAAAAAACAGCTCAGACTTTGCTTTATAATTTTGTGAGGCGGCTGGGATCTCTGAATCATCAACCTTAGAACTATCTTGAGCTTTAGTTACTGGTGGTAAATACCCAAATCCCGCAGAGGCACCAAATCCCATATAAGGTGCCTTAGATGCTTTTTCATCTCTTTTTTGATGTCTATCGGTCGCAACAACTCTATCATTAGTATATTTTGCCACTTGCGCAGCCTGAAGATCTAACTGCCTTTCTTCTTGGTAGGCCGTCTTGTAAGCCAGTGGCATTTGCTTATCCAAAGCGGCTCTAGCAGCTCTAGCACCGCCTCTAGCTGCATATTCACCAACTAAAACAGCACCTTGCTGTTGCGATTCGATTGTATTAATTACTTCCTGATAGCCAGCCATCATGGGTCTTTGCCTTTGCATTTCAGCATCTTGCAATCCCCTGGCAGTAGCGTACTGTTCGGCGTTATATTTAACAATCAACGCCTGTTGCTTCTGGGAACTTAACTGATCAAAACCTTCGCCATAGGCCATTCTTGCACCATACCCAACAGCACCCGTAGCAAGTTCACCCGTTAATTGTGAATAGGGACTGCCCGTAAACGAAGAGATAAGGTCTTTCCCGCCACCCATGACTGTAGCTATACCGTTCATGGCGAGACCAGCACCAAATACCGCTCCAAAGCCAGTACCCATAGTTAATGCAGCACCGCCCAATTGTAGTGCACCCATGCCTATTTGGCCAATTGCACCCCACTTAGCTGCATTCCTTTCCTGCCTCAGAAGATCCACTTCCATGCTTTGTTTTTCGCCAGCAAGGGACATGGCTCTTTCAAAACCCGAGGCTCCAAGGAACTGGGACTTCTTGCCTAAAAGATCATCACCACGATACCTAAACATATTCTCGACACTGGTCATGTCTTTTGAAGCAACTGTATCCCTGAATTTTTGTTCAGCGAATTGTCCAGTTGCCATTAACTTCTCTATTTCACCGCCAACAACGGCTCGGCCAACGCCTATTGAGAATTGTTGTGCAAACTGAGCACCTGCAACTCCAGCGCCAGCAACAGCCATAACGGCCTTACCGATACTGACCGCTCTGGAGGGTGGCAATCCTCCAATGGTATCTTCACGCTGACCGCCGCCATCTCCACCTCCGCCCTTAAGGCCACGAGAACCTCTTTCAGCATCTTTAGATTGCTGTAGGGTATCATCAAGTCCAGCCATGGCTTGGATAAGTCTTTCAGTGGCCTCAACTTGCTTCTTTGGATCTTCTTTAGTTAGCGGATCATTATAAGCACTTACAGCTTTAGTAAACTCGGATTGGGCATCCTTTAGGGACTTGGCTACGTCTTTAAGAACTCCTGCGGCGATTGCGCTGTTCTTATCTCCGCTTCCTTCAAGACCCTTAATGGTCTGTTCAATTCTTTTTAAGTCACCGTCCTTGCCTGCAACTCCAGCACTTCTGATAAGCATTCCTGGCAAATCAGCCATGGAGTAACCGAGGGCTGAAAACTTCATGGCCGTGCCGGTATTAAAACTGGCTGGAGCCTTTTCCGCCTGAGCCTGAGCTTCCCTTACCTGGTTGGCAATATCTTCGCCAGCCGCCTTTCTTGGCTGATTGGCTTCAATCTCCCTGGATTTTCTTTTAAGTTCTGCCTGCTCGGAATAGATACCGCCAAGATCCTTAACGAATGTACCAGTAGATCCTGGAACTCTATATTTACCGGCGGCAAACTGGACAGCACCTGGATGAGCTCTGTGGAAGTCATTGATTTGCTGTTGATTTTCCATCATCCTGGCTTTTATTGAGCCAAGCTGATCTATATTGGAGCCTTGAGCCTGACTTGCCTGTCCAGGCATGCCAAGATTGGCCTGGTTGACACCAGTCATGGCCTGTTGAGCAATATTACCAAAACGGGAAGAGGTACTCAGGATGTCCTGCATGACCTGACCGAATGCCTGAGCGGCACTCTTAAGTTCCTCGATTTGCTTTATTGATGAGCTGAAATCTAAATTAATCTTACCGGACATCTAAAAACCTCAATAGTTTCACGACTATAGGTATTTTATCACTTACCCCTATATGCTCGCCACACTTTATAGAAAATAAACGAGTAAATGGGGAGGAGAATGGGCAGAAATATAATAAACCAATAGGACGCCAACTTTAGCGTAAGCTGAAACAATACAGACAGGTGATGAACACCGGCACTAAAGTAATAAATGTAAAAATCCAGCAATTCGCCGATCACGGATAACCCACTTATTTAATTAGAGTTGTTAGCCACGACGCCTAAGCATAAGCTTTTCAACGTCATGAATCACATTCTCTCTCTTAATCGCCATCCAGTCAATCGGTTTTTGCTTCATAAACCGCAGTGATCTGTCAATTTCGGTAAAAAAGTCACTTCCATAGAAGTAATCCTGCTTAAATCTATGCACAGGAATCATTAAATTCTTACATTTCCCGTCATAATCAACATAAGCAAATACTATAGGCTTCTTTGAATACATTTCTTGTAATATTATCAGCAACTTATCGGTAATTTCTCGGCATTTCTCGTTATACACGCCATACTGACTAGAACTCGACACTGGAATTGAGTTAATCATTAGAACACCTTGCCTTACCCAAGGCCTCATGGTGTAATCAAACTTATCTATTTGGGCATTATACTCAAGTGACAACTCATAAACAGCCTTAACGGCCATGGAATCACCACCTCTAAGTCCACCCATGTATATCCCATTACTGTTAAAGCTGGAAGGCTCAATGGCAGGTCCGACAATAACAACCCTAAGATCATTAAACGGACAAAGCAAGAAAGGTGCTACCAAATCATAAGGATTTAGCGGCACCAAACTTTTCTTCTTATACTCTTTTTCCATGAGAAACAAAAAATCAGCAAATCCAACCTTGTCAAGAACCTCTTTCCACTCGGGAGAGATGTTATCGACATAGTATTGAATCAGCCTACTACTCACTCTTACTCCAATGCTTCCTGGGTATAACCTTCAATTCAGATCTCTTCTCGGCAGATTCCTTATTAAATTTAGCCCTTTGCTCTTTCTTTATTAATTTCAGTATCTTATCTATTCTATTAAGACCCTCGGCAACTGTGCGATCGGAAGATATTTTGGTTACTGACATGACTACTTCCCTTTCTTTGCCGATTTGGCTTTTCTAGCATTATTCTTTTGCTGAAGTCTATTATAGAACTCTGGAGTTTGACGTAACTGTCTATTATTATTAAGTTTAGGCAATGGGAATGACAGGATTTCAATGTATTTAGTAAAAGACTCTTCGGGGAATGCAATGGTTGTACCCAACTCAATGGCCAACTTAAGACCGTCAACCTGGGTGAAGCGACTATTATCAACCTTGGACTCGATCATATCATTCAATAACATTTTTAAATCATCTGGCAAATTACCAAGAACGCTATCAAAACTTTCTTTGTCAGACTCCTTAACATTTACATTAAGTCCGCCATCAATCTCTCCAGAAACGATTCTGTAAGCCAAAACCTGGCAAAGTTTAGTCTCATCAAGAAGTTTCAACTTCTCTTGGTCAATAGTTCTAACAAGCAATTCCTTAAGATGCGCAAACGTAAGCTCTCCTGGTTGTACCGTGACTACGGGAGTTTCTTCAATGCGCTTGCGCTGAGTCTCTAGTAGTTCATTACGCTCCTTGTCCTCAGACGTAAAAAGACCTTTCTTGACGGCTGCCTCAAAGGTCATAGTTGTACCGCCAGATCTATCAGAATTAGCAATTCTAACGTATTTTTGACCATCTGGGTTTTCTGTGGTAGTGCCACTTGGATGCAAGCTCTTATTCTTTAAAGCCTTTTTCCAAGAACTTGAAACTCCAGTAAGCTGAAGTGATAGTTCATTTAGTATATTAATCTGCTCTCTGTTAAACATGTGAACTCCTAGTGCATTTGACTTCGGTCGATTTTAGGTGGAGCCTCTTTTTCATCTTCGTCATCATCTGAATCAGGGAGGGAATTGATCTTGAAGTTAACATCACCCTCATCTTCTGACTCATCTTCATCCTCAAACATCTCACTTTCATTAATAAATTCACCATCTTCGGTAATTTCATAATGACTCATGATTGTAAAACTACAGCAACTTCTAAGAAGACAAGCAACCCAAGCAGCTATGCCTGGGGGTGCAGATAATCGAAAGTGGAGATTATTACTATCACTCTCTTCGTTAGAATCTTTTAGAATGGCCAATTGGTATTTCTCATGAAAAATCAAGGCAACACCTTTGCCTTCAATCTTTCTAAAACTATTCTCGCCTAGTTGACTTTCTATAACTTCTTTAACTTTTTCCCAATTGATTTTTTTCACGCAAAATCCTCCTGATAACCTATCGGCACGATTGGAAAAAACTTTAATTTTATTGATTATTTTTTATCGGTATCCGATTCTTTTTTCGGCTCTTCTGGGTTCTGAATCTTCTTCAATGCTTCAGCAATAGCATACACTGGAGACTCATCCAATAGGGACAAACCATCATCCTGCCACCAACTCTTAGCATCAGACTCTAAGTTAACGATATGCAAGGATAAAAAAGCCAAAGTCGTTAGAAACGCTCTAAACTCATAAGAAACCTCAATACCAATCATGTACTTCTCAGCCAACTTAACGGCTTCAGCCTTTTCCCTATGCGTAAGAAACGGCTTAAGCTCAATCCTGCCGAAATATCTTTTTTTGGTTGATTCACCCTCAACGTCAATTTCAACCCATCGTGATTCTAAATTTAGCATGTAAAAAACCTCCATTGCATGGCCATTTCAGATAATACCAGAATATACGCCTAAAGACAAGCGGTTATTCTTTGAAGTCTCCAGTCTCCATGAATGCCTTAGCGTCGTTCATGAAATCCTCGTCAGACTGGTAACTTTCCCCGACCATCTCTTGCATATCCTGATCAACCCAGTCATCGAAGGCTCCACTGAGCTCCTCCTTGTTTTCGTTGATAAGTTCAGTAGTTCGCTGCTCTCTTGGCTGAGACTTAAGCCTATGCAGCTCTATTTCGTAGACCAATTCATCGAAGGTTCTGTCAGTTAGGTACTTGTCAAAGACCCCAATGCCCAGTTGCATGGCCAGGTAGAATCTCAGGATATCGCTCTCGTCATCCTCGTCAGTCAATTGATTGTTGAAGACTCTATTGGCCTTCTCTTGGGCCTTCTTGAATCTCTCATTGATCATTGGTTCGTAATACGTGACTCGGCTATAGGGGCTCATAAATCCTCCAAAGACATTCTACACACTATCCAAGCCGCTCTCAAGTTTTCCTTCGGATTCTGAAAAAAATTTAATTTATTATATACCTCTTCCTCTAATTAAAGATGTATATCTATTCACAGAAAGCGAATAAGTTAATATTCTTAGATAGTTCGAGCAGCGGCATGTCAAAAGTTTGTACAGTACCCATAAAACATCTAAGTAGCTAATAATATTGAATATCATAAAAAAGTAAGAATTTGGTAATATTTCGTTTTCCCCATCCCTGCCGATCCTGATTAGCTCAAAAACCTCAAAAACATCGAGAAAAACCCACAAACCGTTTTTAAGGCCCAAAACAGAGACGTGGTTTAGTTTTAATACTTAGCCTCAAAATGATATTACCTGATAGGAAACTTTGATTTTTGGCATGGTTTTGTAAGAACCAGGGGTATTGCTGATGGGTTTGTGACTTGTGGATGGAATATCGAACTATAAATGGATTTTGGACACTATAGATTCTCCAAAGTAGACCGGAGTACCTCCAAGCTCCCACCTTCCCCGTTAACCAGTCCTTGATCAGGTATTAAATTCTTTCCTTCGGATTCTGAAAAAAATTTAATTTATTATATACCTCTTCCTCTAATTAAAGATGTATATCTATTCACAGAAAGCGAATAAGTTAATATTCTTAGATAGTTCGAGCAGCGCAGTGTACAAAATCTTGACACCTCCCCAAAGAACCCTAAGTCACTGATTTCATTCAATCTGAGTAAAAAGTAAGAATTTGGTAATATTTCAAATCCCCCATTTTATATAGTCAGGTGGAGGTATTAAAAATCGATAATTCTCGAGAAAAACCCACAAACCGTTTTTAAGGCCCAAAACAAAGCCGTAGCTTGATTTTGACTCTCGGCCTCAAAATTGTATTACCCGATAGGAAACTTTGATTTTTGGCATGGTTTTGTAAGAGCCAGATGGGTAGTGACAGACTTTCCGACTTGTGGATTGTTCCTGATACTTCTAGAACCACCAAGTAAGGTTTTGAGCTCCTGTCGTTACCTAACAACTAACCTGGTAACACTCTCAGTCTTCGTTTCACTTTTCTGAATTCAGAATCAAAATTTAATTTATTATATACCTCTTCCTCTAATTAAAGATGTATATCTATTCACAGAAAGCGAATAAGTTAATATTTACAAATAGTTCGAGCAGCGCAATGTACAAAGTTTGTACAGTACCCCCAAAATAGATAAACCATTGAAATCATTGAATATGATAAAAAAGTAAGAATTTGGTAATATTTCAAATCCCCCATTTTATATAGTCGCTTTAAAGTATAAAAGCCTGGGTAATTACACCCAGGCATTGGCTCCAATTTCACCCAAACTCACTCCTCAGAGGTAGTCACTCTCTCAGCTTTGATTTGAGCGACCTTCTCCCTGATCTCTGGGTACTTGATGTAAAGGTCTTCCATGCACTCTCCCAGAGCCGTCTTGACCATGGACAGGACAATGGCATCATTCCCCATATCCTCCACCTGATTGAAGCAAGCAAGCCTATCCTTGATGCCTTTGCCATTCTTGGTGGCTCTCTTTGCTAGGTAGTGACCAATTCGCCCATTAACTTCTTCTCTGCTAATCGTTCTTTGTTCATTGCTCATTTTTTTTTTTCTTCTGAAAATTTAATTAAGTCTTTCTCCAAACTTCTAACTGCCAGGATTGAAACCAAGATAACTATTGATGATGTGCACAGTATTACCGTAATAGCCACTAGAGATATCATACGACCTCTCCTATGTATGCATTAATTACTTCAGTAATATCAGTACCTTTGGCAAGCTCCTTATCAATCTCTTTTAGAATCTTTAGGTACTTTTCCTCACTCATCTCACACATTGCTTCAAATTGAATTGGATCTAGGATTTTCCATATATCGCTCATTATTCTGCACCTCCGCTAACTAATGGATCGGCAAGTGAGGTTGCGTATGCCATGGCTCTGAGCTCACGCATGTTCTTGTTATAAGTATTAATCCAGTGTATCGCCCATGACTTTTCATCAAAGTTCTGTACAAATACCCACTCATTTGATGGATAATCATAATGAAATAGATCATAACCACCGAATTCTCCTGATTTTATTACTTTTAAAAACTGAACCCTACTAGCACTATCTATTGTTTCATAAACCATTAGATCCCCCTTGTTATTGTGTTGCAGCCAACTTATGAAATACTTATCGTAAACTGGATATCCAAACTTTAACAAATCTTATAAGGTGCTGTAAGGTAAGGAGTATTTGGCGAACTTATCTGTTAATTTAAGAAAAATGTCGGGAATGGGATGTCGGGAATGGGATGTCGGGGAAAGTGTCGGGGATGGGCACAAAAAGTAAACCCCAGACATTTCTGTCTAGGGTATCAATTTGGGGGGGTCTAGCTTACTGCCGGCTCTTCGCGGCCACTGCCTATGCTCGGTATGTAAACTAGACCTCTATTTTTCACTAAGTATTTCTACCCAGTGTTAACGGCTTCGCTTTCGTTCCGCCGGATTCCCTAAGTGGTGGTAAGTCTTGGGATTGCACCAAGTCCTGTGGTTTATCTGGCCACTGTACTTCTTTATACGAACTTACCAGTTGGGCGCGGGTGTGGGATGTGCGCCCACGATCTGAAGCTTATGAGACTTCCGAGTTAACTACTACTCTAACCCGCACTTTCATTTTAACATATCGAACAAAAACTTAATCTTTCCGCAATCATAAACCCTAAGCAGACCGTCCATAAGCGCATGTTCATGCTCGGTCATGCCGGAGGGAGTCTTTACAACTCCCTTTTTCCTAGATTGCTTTGAAATAATCTTTCCCTGAGCTTTGTCGTAATAGAAGTAATCAGGAGCCGACTCAGACATCTTGGTGTATCCAGACTTTTCATAAGAGTTTCCATTACTTAGTCTCTTGTGAACAAAGGTTATAAAGGAGCCTATTTTATTAAAAACGTGCTTTGACATCTTAGAAAGACCGCCGTGTATCCTGTATCCTGGCTTAATCGCATACCTGGAGAGATTAGGTAGCGCGTCCATGTTCTGTCTATGTGGCTTGGAAAAGGACATTACAGACATAAGTTCATTTTTGTAAAAAAGTCCAATATTCAAGAAAGAGGATCTTGATCCGCCTTGTAGATGATATTGTTCGCAAAAGGCGCTGGCATCCTTGCTGGATAACTCTTTTATCTCACAGGCAGAGGCTCTTATCGAAGCTCCCCTTTGGAGTTTGCCAGAAAGAAAAGCCTTGACTTGATCTTTCTTGTTAGTCCATTCAGCATCCCATATATGCACGAGTTCGGCACCCCTGGCCTTGAGAAGCATATCGGTCTTCTCTTTGTGATACGAGGGGGACTTGCCTTTGTACAAACCACCGTTTTCTGAGTGGTGGAAGAAGAGCCCATTATATTCAATACCTATATTCAGGTCTGGAATATAGATATCTATCTCCCGTGTAACTCCCTTGTCGGAAATTCTGATTTTGTCAGACTTTAGACCAAAACTATCAAAGATCCAGTCCTTTAACTCCTGCTCGGCTCGCGACTTATTCTTGACTGTAACATTTAGTAGATGATTTGACATCTTTTCTCTGGCCTTCGGTGTCAGGGAGAAGCTTTCGTAGCCATATCTCTCCATGCAGGTGGCCTTCGCCTTCTCTCTGACTCCAGGAATCTGGGCTGTATGCCTCACGCCGTATTTTTTCAGCGTAGTTTCTTCTCTGAGTTCTTGTTTTTTGCAGCCGCATGAACGGCTTATTGAGAAAGATTCCTTAATAATATCATACTCTTTGCCGCAAACACACTTAACATTAATGTATACACGACCTTCTTTGTTGAATTGATCTGAAGTGACGGTTAGAAAGCCGTTATTTTCGCCGATCGCTATCGGACGGAGTCTGCCACAGCCACAAGACAGGGTATTGCCGGACTTAAGAGCACTTCTCTGTCTTGTGGTTACTGTCCCGCAATGACACCTAACTAAATACATTAATTTTGAAATCGGCTCCACCGCAGTCCAATTCCCGAAGATATCCCCTGGCTTGATCGGATTCTTAGAGCACCCGCAACTTATTGATTTTCCTGACTTGAGATTGTATACAGGAACTACTTTTTGTGTACCGCAATCGCATACAGCTAATGCATGCCTCTTGTTAATGACATTATCTTCAATTGTCCACTTTCCAAACTTCATAGCACCTCACTACTGCATACCAACAATAGTAAGGCCAAAGATATAGAGTGTCAACTACAAAATTCCACCAGTAAAACTTGAGGCTAAGTTGCTTAAACCTTTAGTTAAACCACTCAAAGCACCTGCTACTGAATCATACGGCTTAAACGATTGATTTGCATAATGCTGATATGCCGTTCCAACAAAAGAAGCCGACCAAGTACCAAGCTGTCCCTTTGCCACATTGCCCGTAACTGAAGTAAACATGCCACGAGCAAAGAATATTGATGTACCGAGTTTCTTGTCGATTAATTGAATCTCTATTTGTGGCTGGTGAATAGCCGCTTGCATAGTATGAAACAATCCATCAGCTTCAGGACCTTTAGTTGGGTCCATAATCTGGGTCATGGTTGCAGATATTTGCAATGTTCCAATGTCAATGTCCCACGCGTGAACCGAGTCAATTGTGTATATTGGTGTGGCATTGTAAGTAATCGTCCAGCGACAATCCTGAAAGATACCAGCGGGGTTTCCGCCAATACGAATGAATCCCCTCGCACCAGAGAAGTAAAAAGGCTCTTTAGTGCTCTTGTCGTTCCTGAAAGGGTCAAGCTTCTTGTTGGTGGCAGCAAGGCCCTTGGCTTCAAAGCTTTTCTCAATAGCGCCTATGTGAGAATCAGGCCGCCTGCCTCGGGGAGTGGTAGTCACTTAGTCACCTACTTGGCTTGAGTTTCTTTGGTAGTCGTGTCAGCAATCATTAAGGCATTAGTGCCTGTTGCGTCATAGTTTGTGGCTAATAGACCTTGGAAGGTCAAAGGCTCATTGGTTAATGATCCCATTGCGATATTGGTGTTCCTTGAAGTAATGCGACAGTCCTTAATAGACATCCAAGGAACTTCATCCTCACCGCCACTACCATCGGTCTTAGGGACTCTAACGTACAAATCAATATCAAAAGACCTAGAAGCCAATACTTGACGTGGATCTAGGTGCTTGTAGAGCTCACTACGCGCTAATGGGTTATTGGAATTGTCGCTATTGGCTTCTTCAATTACAGAAGCCTTGGCAGTAATCTGAGCGTTAGGGTTTGCATCAGCAACCGCCTTGGCAGAAGTTCTGTTAGAGAAGAGTCTGACGATTTGAAGAGTACCGCTCACCACATTGTACATAAGTGGCTCAAGAGCAACTGGCTGATGAGATCCAATTATGGAAACTGGCTGAACATCAATGCTAACGCCGACATTAAATCCAATAGCATAAGCTAGAGTCTTGCCATTAAGGCGAAGCTTCATTCTTGGTGCTGAGTTAAAAAGAGGAAGAATATTAGCCATTTAAGTCTCCGTTAAGCTTTGACGTAAGGTTGTAGTTTAGTGCCTTGCTCTGACTGAGAATCAAGAACAGACAATGAGAGAAATGAAACCGATTCGCTAAGTAATTGTCCTGGAGTAAAGGATAGGTTGTACCCAGTCATTCTGCAATCCTTGATGATATACAAGGCTCCGACGCCTGCCTGACTCTTTAAATCAACAGTACCGCTGGCTCCCTTTTCATAAATTTCAATATCAAAAGTTCTTTGGGTAAGTAAAGCTACTGGACTGAAATACTCTTGTATTAACATAGAGTTGCCGTCTCTAACAGCACTGTTTGACTTTGCCGTTTGTAGGTTTGCTGGAAGGGCAGAGTCGGGGGAAGCTGTTGAACCGACAGGAGGAGCAACCTTTTTAAGGGCACTAAGAACCTTGTCAGAATACTGAGTAATAACCATAGAACCGCGGGCAAGATAGCCAACAGGCTCGTTTGTCGCATAACTGAATGAGCCGATACCGCCAACAGGTACATTGGACATATCATCGCTGAAGCTTAGGCTTGTTGCATAAGCAATAACTGAACCACCAATCCTGATTTCAAGTTTGGCGCTGGATAAGAAACTAGGTAATTGACCAGCCATTAATATAATCCTCTCGTAGATTAGGGATGTCTTTTCTTATTTATTTTATCATGTTTGAGATCATCAAAAAACTCAAGTTTTGAGAGTTTGAGCCGATAGGACTACTGGATTGATAGGAGAATTGGAATTATGGACAGAATATTGATGATTATGGGTGGACTTTTGGTTATCCTGTTGTTTTTATTGGCAGAAGCGGTAATACTCTCATTTGCTTGGTCACAGTTGGCTGTATCAACAAGCCTTGGGCTGCCTGAGTTTGGGATTATTCATGCCTTCTGGGGACTAATTGTTGTAAAAATTATAGGGAATGCACTTTTCAAGCCAGGTAGGGCAAAGGTGTTAAAGCTTTCTGACTTTAAATAAAAAGAGACCCGGTCGTTTGACCAGGTCCCATAAAGTTTACTACGTTTTAAGTAGTAGCTCTTTGAGCTTCGACTGAAAGTTCAATACTTTCAAGGGCTTCCGCTACAATGATCTTAACCTTAGCGGTATAGACATTTCCAAGGGACTTCATGGAGAGAACTTCCCCACCAAGTAGAGCTCCACTGGATACGAAACCAGAGATAGTATTGACAATGTCAGTTTTGATTACTGCAAGTGGGGTGTCGCTAGTGCGATCTCCAATGTAGTTTTCAAGCTGATTTCTGATTGTCTGGCGAACTTCATCACAAGTGAAAAGTACGTTGACTCGTTCCCAAACCCAGCCTTCTGGATCGCTTGTTCGGCTTCTGGAAGAAAGATCTGGAGATTCCATTCTGATCCCAAAGCCAGATACAGGACGTAGACAAACAAGTCCAGCAGCAATGGCTGATTCTAACTGGCCACGATCATCTGGATCGAAGTCAGTAGCAAGAGTATCAGTGAATAGACTTAACTGACCAACGTGAGTTACGTCATTAAGCAATAGAGGCTTGCGAAGCATTGAAGTTCCAAGAACGGACTGAACTCGTCCAGCAGATATCGCACAACCAATCATCCAAGGAAGGAAGGTCTTGAGTGAGCCGTCACCAGCAGTTGCAACACATCTTTGGAAGGACATTTGAACTCTTTCGAAAGAAGCTGTGGCAGCGGCAGTCTTTGAATCTTCAAAAGATGCATCAATGGAAGCCATACCAAAACGCTCTTTTTTCCAAAGGGTGCTGGAGGCGGTTGCAACGTGAGACTTAAGGGCTGCATTGATAGATGCAATTGTGTAACTAGAAGATGCGTCAGTTAGGCCGTCGTCAATGTCATGCTGTGCGTCACGGCTGAATAGGGTATTAACCAATCGAGCCTCAACTTTAAGAGCAGCGTCAAGTCCAGCCTGAACGCTTGCGTTGCTTGTCGATCCAAGGGCAGCGCCAGATAGGAATGTAGCAGCGGCTTCAGAGTCAGGTAGACCAGCCTTAAGAACAAGAGATGCGCTTTCTTTGAATGCAACTAAGCTGGTGTTATCAGCGAAGAATTGCTTCCAATCAGAGTAATCCTTCTTGATCTTTCCAGTAAGTGCAGGCAGAGCGTGTCCAGACAAACATCCAACAGCAGTAACCATGTCAAGTACATTTGGGTTAAGTTGAGCAAGAGAAGGTATAGAAACCTTAGCAGTTACGCCAGCTTGTGTATTTAGGAAGTCAACAAGTGACTGTACAGTCTTGTACTTCTTTGTATTTACAACAATGTCAGTTAGGCCAGTTCCAGTTACGTCAAGGGTAAGAACTCTTTGGCTATCGATTGTTACGCTTGCAGCAGTTGCAGCAGCATTCCAGTAAGATAGTTCAAGTACAGAGTTTCCGCCGATTCCTGAGTTAGAAATAGTTTCGCCGGTGTCAATCTTGGTAGCTTCGATCTTGACTTTTGCTTCAGAAGAAGAGTCAAGTCTCTTAGCAGCAACAGAAGAACTTACGAATCCAGGAGCGACAGTTAACATGCTTGTTGAGCCATTTAGGCTTACTTGAGCAACAGCTTCAGTGGTCATTCCAGAGAACAGGTGGCTTGCAGTGATGGACTGAGCAGAGGCAGACTCTACAACCATCAAGCCGACGTTCTTCTTGGTAGCTCCAGAGATCAAAGAATTTCTAGTAATCTTAAGTACATCCCCAGCTTTTGGAGTCGAACTGAAAGATCCAGAAGCCAATTGAATGGTTACTTTTCCAGCAGAAGGAACGGTCACGGTTACTTTGGCAACAGAAGCGGTGGCTCCTGAAACAATTTCAACATGATCAGATAGTTTGTGTAATAGACCGATTGCAGACTTGCTTCCAGTGGCTTCAAGAACTTCAAGAGTAGCGGCAGATCCAGTTACAGTTGAGTCAATTAATGCTAGAGAAACTGGTGCGTTAGCTTTGATATCGCCAGATGCCCACGAAGTTACAGCAGTGTCAAAGGCTTCAGCGTTAGCTTCGCCAGTGGTTTCCATGTGCTTGATCTGAGTAAGAACAACTTCAGAAGCAGACCAAGATTTTACTAAATAAACTCCGGAGTTTGCGTCGCCAGTACCAGATAGTGTTCCAGCGGGTTTGATATAAACTACGTCACCTGCCTGAACAGCAGTTCCAAAAAGAGCGGCAGAAGTAAGAGTAAGGTCATCGCCAGATGCAGATGCAGTAAGAGTTGCTACAGTGGCAGGCACGGCTCGCACTACTCCACCCGAAGTAGATACCTTGGTTGCAACAGCAAAGTCAGTAACGAATTCATCAGCAGTTCCACCAGCAGACATTGCAGCAGCAGTAGACTTAACGCCGTTGTAAACTCTCTGAAGACTTGCGGCTTGAGAAGATGGGAGATAAAGAAGGTCTGACTTGGAAGGCTTAACTTCGGAAGTATGTGTTTTAATTTGTGTTTTTATTGAATTGCCACCTTCACCGTACTTGGATGCAACGAGTGAACCAAAAGATGCAGGAGAGGTAATTTCGCGAGAAGCTCGTGTAGAGTTATTGGTTTTGTAGATATAAATTGCCTGAGCAGCTCCACCGAAAACTGGGCTGGGCTGAGTGGAAAGAAGCATACGGGCTGCGTCTACAATGTCACCGGACTTATAGAAATTCTTGATATCTTCGAAATCTGTGTAACGGTTTTTGGACAAAACTAGTTCAGATCCAGGAACGCCTTCTTCTGCTTCACCGATAATAACTACTGAA